ATATCGAAGCAAGTGACTCACATGAAAAACAATATGGTGTAGTTCACCCTACTGAATGGAGATAAGCATGACACAAAACACAATGTTCTTTCGTCGGCACTATGAGTTCTTAGCAGAACAGGTTGGGCCGCTACTATCAACACCAACAGACGCTGAACGCTTGGCTGATATGCTAGAGCAGGACAACCCAGCCTTTAAGCGTGGGGTCTTTGTAAGCAAGGCAGTGTCTCACTGGGAGAAACGAAACCTACCTGACAATATCTATATCGAGGTAAAGTAATGATTGTTTATACATTCAAGTTTGGTGAAGGCGATTCATTTGTTCGCCGCACATTTTGCAGTAAAACTGTCGCGGAGAGGGAACGTCGAACAATTGCCAGGCGACTTGTCGGATCATCACGAGATGAACGAATCTTTTGGCTTAACGAACACCCGCTAGAGCAAAGGGTGTTGCAATATAAATATGAGATAGTGGAATACATGGAACAGGTTGCCAATGAACATCGAGGTAGTCTGCATGAAAGAATTGGGAGGAACTACTAAATGAAAACAATTGCAGTGCAGAACATTTATAATGTTATTGAACAGATGCGCCATGAATACGACCAGCTATTGTATGGTGAAGAGTATGACAATCGAATGTCAAGAATTGAAGAGTGTGCTAGAGAGATTATAGATCTGGTGGAGAAGGCCAAATGACTAGCAAAAGCAAAGCAAAAGGAACATATCACGAGAACTATTTCGTGAAGCTGTTCAAGTCATGGGGGTTGGCTGTCAAACGCCAGCCCCTATCGGGTGCACTGGGTGGTGAATACTCAGGCGACTTAGTAGTCAACATCGAGGGAAATGAGTATATCGTGGAGGTAAAGTATCGGAAAGAAAAGGGCTTTCCATCCCCCTTCACTGTCTTAAAAAACAGGGACGTTGCGCTATTCAAGCTAGGTAAGACAGAGCCAGACGCACCCAAGTGGGTGCTAATCATACCTGACTATATTGTAGAAAAAATATTAAACAAAGGACATCCTGATGATAGACCCAAAAGAAGTTAAAAACATTCGACTGCATGAGTATGTTAGAGAGTTTTGTGATCAACACAATGTTGAGTTTACGTCACTCACAGAACACAGACGAGACAGAAACTGGGTAATACAATTACGCCAAAGATTGTTTTATGAACTGCACACCAGGGGACACTCACTGCCAGAGATAGGGGCGTTCTTAAACAGAGACCACACCACCGTCCTATGGGGTAAACGCCAGTATATAAAACGCATTACAAAAGAAAACAGACGAGAGAAAAGGAGAAAACAAAATGAACTTCGATCAACGTGAACACTCAATTCATAATAACTTTGTGTTAAAGATGGGCAAACTATACGGCCCACCAAACAACATCAAGAACGACACAGATGCACAGCGCGTCTACAGTCAAGAGTTGCGTCGAGCAATCAACAACAGGTTGCCAACAGACATAAACGACGAGACATTCGAACTGCTTCTGGACAAAGTGTGGGACAAGTGCGTTCAAGAAAACTCTTATCGTGTTTGGTTTCTACCAGCAATGGTGTCTAAGAATGCTTCTAAAGTTGCTTCAGATTTTATTGCTAGGCAGAAATCCTTAGACGCAAAGTTTAATGTTACTTACGAGGGGCAAGACAAGGAGCGGCCCAAAGGTGACAAGTCTAAGCCAGAGACAATGGGCTGGACTATAGAGAAGTGCGACGAACATATCGCAATGACTAAGCAAATGATGCAAGACGGAAAGCTTAACGTCCACATGGGCAACGTCCTGATTCGCATTCCAATGAAAGCAAAAGAGAGGTTACTTAGAAATGTTTAATGCAGTTATTTTATTTTGTGCGATTGTAGACCTTAATGTTCCGAACACTAAATGCACCAACATAGAGCTAGGCTTACATCGAACAAGGAGCCAATGCGAAACGGTTTTAGATCTTGGAAAAAATCGTTTGATGAAAACCTACATTGAAGACAAAGACAGCGACTTCATGCTTATCAAGGAGGGTTTTTGTTTCAAAGAAGACACGCCAAGCTAGTAAATATAGCTGGACAAACATGATCAAACTGATTAGATTTGATAGTGAAAGGGATCAAACATGACAGATATGAACGAAAAAGCAGAAGACGAATTGCGCCGACAAACCATTGGAGGTAGCTGTGCATTGCGAATAATGGACGGTGATTGGCACAAGCTTTGGCTGGACAAGATGGGGTATCGTGATCGCGATGACCTGTCCGATGTCCTGCCAGTGCAATTGGGTATCTGGACAGAGCCATTCAACATTGGCCTGTTCAAAAAAGACATGGGCGTGGAGGTGCAAGAGCAAGTGCGTTACCACTACAAATGGGGATCAGTGCCATGCCGTGGCACACTGGACGGTGAGTTCTGGTATCACGGAGAACGTATGGGGCTGGAGGTGAAGCATACCTTTGAGATGAACAACATGCGTAAACAGCTAGAGCGTTACATGCCACAGCTACAGCTATACATGGAAGTCGCCAAGCTAGAGTATATGTATTTTGCAAACCTGTTTGGCAACCGACGCTATGAGTATGTGAAGGTTGCAAGAGACCAGGGATACATCGACACAATGTATGTCCACCTCAAAGAGTTCTGGGGCTATGTAGAGCGACAGGAGGAGCCACCACAATCAATGCCACACATCACGACAGGCATCGACCAGATTGCCATCGACGATATGGTGGCGCGGGACGCACGACAAGACAACGAGTTTATGCACCAAGCGCATGAGTATGTCTCGACAATGCAAGCCGCAAAGGAGCATGAGTCTGCTAAGAAGCAACTCAAAGCAATGGTAGCAACAAACGAAAGGGAAGTTTACTCAGACGTTGTTACCCTCAAACGAGCCAAGAACGGCTCACTACGCATCAATGTAAACAAGGAGTATACAGATGGATAACGTAACGCAAAATGACAAGATTCTTTCCTACTTGGAAGAAGGCAACAGCATCTCGCCAATGGATGCGCTCAACCACTTCGGTTGCTTTCGATTGGCTAGTCGCATACACGACCTACGATCAGACGGGAATCTAATTGAGACCGTCCGTAAGTCAGGAAAAAAGTATGCTGAATACAAACTGGCCGATGCGGGAGTAGACGCACCGACCAGAAACCGTGAAGGAGAAACACAGTGACTAATGATAACATGAAAGTATGGGATAGTGTTGCACAATCTGATGGGCAGTATCTTAAAAAGGTGAGCTTTGGCTCACGTTCATTCACTAGCATTGACCCGATGTATCAGGTGCGGGAGGCAACACGCGCCTTCGGCCCAGTAGGACAGGGCTGGGGATGGAAGTCAGAAACAGAAACAATCACCATGTCGAATGGTGATGTCGCATTCTTGGCGCACGTTACAGTGTGGCATGGGTGTGATGAGAACAGCTTTGGGCCGTTCACTGGATGCAGAACCTTCTTCAAGAAGGAACGCATTGCAGAAGACGCACCCAAGATGGCTGTCACAGATGGGCTGACCAAGGCATTGTCGCACCTTGGTTTCAATGCTGATGTGTTCCTGGGAGAGCACGACAACAAATATGCGGCGGATAGTAAACCTACGAATGGAGAATGGTAATGAGCCAATACGATAACACAGATAGCGGGGCGGTATTCCCACCCCGTGAGAACCACCAGATGATCTTGTCTGGTAAGGCAAACAACAATGGCAAAGACTCGCAAGTCATTGTCACAAAGTCCACACTCCCTGATGGCCGTGTAATCATGGACATCTACGAAAAGACTGGGACACTCTTTCCCAACGAAAAGAAGACAAGTGACAAAGCCCCTGACTATACAGGGCCAGTTGGAACACGACGAGTAGCCGCATGGCGCAAGTCAAAAGACAACATGAACTATATGTCACTGAGCTTTAGCGATAAGATGGAAGGCGGTGCCCCCAATGGACAACAACAGCAACCAGTCGACGACTCAATCCCGTTCTAAGTTGCTAACGATCGAAGAGGTGGGGGCGACATTGACCGTCCCCCCTCAAGACGTTAAGAAACTGTGTCGAAAGTATGGCGTTCCTGTGGTAAAAATAGGGCACAAAATACGAATGACAGACGAAAGCCTTGAAGACTTAATCAGAAAGATGACGGTGCAATATGTCAGATGATGAAAAGTTTGAAACAACTACTGCTTCAGATACACCAGATCTGTGCTACATACGACCATCACCAATGCAACGGTTTCCCGCAGAGATGTGCGTCAAGCATGGTAACGATTTCTTTGTTGTAGTAGTTACACGAAACCAGCTGGAAAACATTGTCCAGTTGGGACTAAAGTATATGAGAGAGTTTGATAAGCGTCCCGTCGAAGACATGGACGTAGAATAATTTCCCTGGTCATAGCTCCACAGGGAAAGGACTGGCGAGGGTTTTCGATTTTTCCCCTCGCCAGTTCACTAATTGAAAGGGAACGCTATGAGCTGGAAATACGAATACCAATCAGACCTAAATAATGAAATAGAAATCATCAACAAAGTAAAAGAACTTTGGAAGTGTGACGCAGAAAAAATGTCTGGGTTTAGTTATGCTGATTTCATTCTAACAAGGGGAGTTGTAGATGGATTGCCCCAGGGCGTTGCGTTTTGTGAGGTAAGGGTTCGATCAACCAATCGCTTTAGATACGATACGATTTTTATTAGCCTCAACAAATATAAGAACATGCTTTCAATGAGCGAAGTAACAGGCATGCCATCTTTGTTTGTGGTTCGGTGGGCAGACGAGTGCGCCTATATGAAACTAACAAAGGAGAATGAGGGGTTAAGCTACCCGAAGCGCAGAAAACCCCGAGGAGCAGACCACAAGGATGAGCCTTGCGTCCACCTCTCGGTTAAAAAGTTTACTACTTTGTGGAAGAACGAAG